AAAGGTATCACCATGAACATTATTGAACGTTATCGTCACCATCTTTACACCCGTGTAGCGGGGGCGACCCGCTACACGGCGATCCGCGCCGTCACCCATGAGCGTCGTCCAGCCGAGTTCGGGATGCTGGATCGCTATGATGTCTGGCAGATGACGGGATTCATCCTACCCAATGAGGTCGCCATGTGGGAGGTACAAGGTCTCATCTGCTGTGACCCAGAGGTTAACCCCTACGCGGATGCGGAGTACGTGCGGGTGCGTTACTACACCCTCACCGCGTTGCGCAAACGTTCCCGGTTTTTGTACGTGGCAGATGTGTACTCCTCACTTGAGGAAATAGCCGACATTTGGCGGCACTACCCCGCTTGGAGGAGCATGTGGTGAAAACGCGGGAAGACTACGAACATATCTAGCCTGAAGAGCATCGGGAATTTCTAGCGAAAGTAGAGGCACTACCCATGACCAACCAAACCGAAGCACCTGTTAGCGCAACGACCAAGATCACGGTGAACGGGTTCAGCTTTCTTCTCACCGTGCGTAGCGGTGCCGTTGCCGCCGAAGTAGCAAACGTCCTTTTCGAGGCGCTAGAAGGTATGCGTCACGTTGTGAAGGACGATGCAATCGCGTCCTTCGGCGCGGTGAAGGACGGACGAGATACGGTGACGTGGTTTAAGCACCCGTCCACAGCATCCGCCGATGATACCGATAAGGGCGATAAGACCTCCGCGCCTCGGCTGGTTGCTCTCGATCTAGAGGATACGCCACCTACCCCCGCCCCTAACGCTGAGGCTGCGACACAGCCCGCAGAAGTCACGGAACAGCGCAAGGTGTTCAATAAGATCGTTGCTACTTTAGAGTCTAGAAAGGGCGGCGTGACTAAACTCGTTTATCAATTTTGGTCTCCTGAGGAATACATGCAATACCCCATCTATACCGTGCGGGGGGAGGCAGATAAGCGTCTTGTCTCAGAAAAGACGGGGTTTGATTTGACGAGTCTGCCACCTGGGCAAAGCGCAGAGATGTGGGGCGACCTCACCCTAGTCAACGGCAACCCCATCAAAGACGCCAAGAGCGGCAATCCTACAGGGAATTACTATAAGAACTTAGCGGACATTTCGTTCAGACAGGAGCGGAAATGAGTGACTTTGAATCACTGATCGGTGCGCATCTAGCACAGATTGCGCTACCAGTTGAACAGCTGGCGGAAGGCGAGGCGATCCTTGCCCAACTCATCTCCTACACCATGCTGCCCTTTGTTAAGCTCACCCGTAACGCCCCCACGTGGTCGGACACGGGTTCTATTCTCATTGAGCCACTTGGTGCGGAAGCCTTTACGGTAGGCGACTGTCAAGAACTTCACCGAATTTTCGGTGAGACAGTGACCAAGTTGGCTACAGCCCGTTTTGTCCGGTTACTCTACTCATTCCGTAAGACCCCGCTGAAGGCGGACGATTTTAAGGTGACGCCCATGATCAATCTGTTTCCATCCCCCTACCGTGACGCGCCCGTATCGCATACCCTGCAAGCATTCACGAAGATCGCCACGCTGCTGGATTTACCGCCGGACTTCATTGAGAAGCTGACCGTGATGAGCTTGCCGAACGCCCAGAGCGCCCTGCTGTCCGCGATTACCGACTGTATCGCCGCCTACACGGACATGCTCACTCAAGCTGTCAGTGACGACCATCAGGAGGACAGCGCCGCAGTGATTGCTGCCCTACAGAGTATCCTTACCGATCTGGAATCTACCGCCAAGTCTATACGCGGGATTGATGTCTCGCGCATCCCTAAACGCGGTCTGTAGAGCGTGCTACAAGCCAAACAAGCGCCGTAAGAAGCCTTGTTTGGCTTGCACTATCTTGATGAGTTCATCCGTTTTTGCCGCATTTCTGTCCGCCAATTCACGTATTGAGCGCAGGCTCCCCTCACTGGTTTTTAGTATCGTCACCGTCAACTGGTGCAAGGCGTCAGTGTTCCTCCCCAACCGATTTACCATCCGGCTAAGGGATACCAAAAGAGGTGTTACCACGAGGGTGATCACCATGCTGGCAATCAACGTATCTTGATCGCCCGTAACAAGGTTCGTTACTATCGGTATCCCTGCCCCATAGCCTACGATTACTGCTGCATTGATTAGCTCAGGTAGCGGCATAAGTCCCCCAGATGCTATAAGCCTATTGCCCTCATTGTAGCACAGGATACCCCGTTCATGAGACGTTTATGAGAGGGATTTCCGGTTTTACTTTTTACGCATATAATTAAAGGAACAAAGCACCCCGCCAAATATGAGTGGGGAATTCAAAAAGGCGAACGAACGCCATGAAAACAGTAACTACCGTCGTCTGGGCAACCCGTCACCAACCCTCCAAGGAACAAAAGTTGTTCTTTGGTAAGGCGTCAAAACACGTCGCCCTCACGGGGGATGCCTTAACCTTTCAGTCCGGCACCCATGCGTGGGAGGAAGTCCTCAAGGCAAATGGCGGGCAAGCGCCCACCTACGTCGTTGGCGTTATCCCCGTCGGCATGATTGCCGACTATTTGAAGGTAGCGGGCGAGACGCCCCTGCTACGGGCGGTGATGAACTCGGTCAGTACCCCGAAGGCGGACGGCGGGGAACCGACCCGTACCTATCAGTGGGCTGGTTCGTATGAGCAGATCAAGAAGGTCGAAGTCGTAACCGCCCCCTTCACCATGCCAGTCGCACCGGAAGTATTCCCTACCGAAGCGTTGCTGGAGTGTGAGCCGGAGGAAATCCTCGCCGAGTTGGTGGCGCGTCTCTTGACCTCCATTGGGGGGCGCGTGATCGAGTCCGGCTGGTGCATCCCCGCCCGCAAGACCGAGGAATTCACCGACCTGTGCGAGGGGCACCCCTTCGATGATAACGGTGGGGAGCCGGATGGCAACGCCTTCCTGCTCGTAGGTAGCGGGGAAACCTCTGAGCAGACCGCGTGGCTGAAGGAGAACGCGGAAGCTGTGGTTCTCTACGAAGTTGAGTTCAATTACCGCGATTTCCCGATGGACACGGAGTACCCTGACCTGCATCACAGCGTGGCAAAGGCGCTGTCAGGGATGGGTGCCGTGTACATGTACATGCAATCTTCCGATGTCTATACCTTTGTTGCCCCGAAGGGAGCCAAGTAATGTCTATCAAGGTACTCAATTGGGATAATGGGATGACCCGCACCGCCGCTCAATTCAGCGAGGTCGCACAAAGGGACGACCTTGATCCGTTCAGCGAGTGGTCGGAAACCGTGCGCATTGAAGGCGTCACAGAGAGCGTGACCTACATCTATCCAGCGGTGTTCACAGCCGAACACTTGAAGTTCTGGGCTGCCAGCGCGCCAATGTATGACCGCGTGCCGACGGACACAGAGGTGATGGCGCACATCCGCGCCGCCTGGAGGGGGGCAACGGAAGGGTGGCGTAAACTCGCCCGCCAACTGGCGGGGCGCGGGCGCTTGAAAAGCGTGACGTTCGTCGGGTCGCCAGTCTGTGTAGATACCCTGTTGGCGGGGGTTCGGGTGGCTGCACCTTCGTTGAAGGCGATCACTGGCTACGCGCTCTGGGCGTTGACCGACCCCTCTGTACCCGCCGCAGTTGCCCAGACGATGGCGAAGGCGCTGGTAGGGGTGGGCTTAAGCGAATCAAGTGCGGACCCTCACGTATCTGGGGATGGGGAGGAGCGCAAGGTGCGCGTTGTCGCTCACAGGGGGACGGCGCTGGTTGCGACCCGCAATCCTCATGGTGAGGGGCGGTTGACCATCACCCTGAAGTTCGGGTCAGGCGGGTCAAATGATCGCGCTGTGACCATTGTACACAGCGTATTCCGATGGTGGGGGAATACAACCGAATTGGTCGGATGCGAGTGGGTAGTATAACCTACGAAGGTAGTACCTCGTACTGTGTGCGCCACACAAACGTCTTAGACGTTTCCCCCGTGACCCGCACACGTATCGTTTGAGTGGCGCTATCCGCGTCAACGGTGAAAGAGGGTGACCCCGAACTATCCTCTTTCACCGATACATCAACACTACCCACCAGAGCCACGTCCCCTGAAGTTCCGCGCCGTCCCACTGCCAGAAATGATCCGCCAACACCCTCCGATGCATCATCCCTGAGTGCCGTCACGATACCTCGTATGGTGACTATCTGACCTACCCCCACCGCTGTACTAGCCAACGTCGTCACGGTAGTATCCGTCGTGGTTGCCGAGGCACGATAGACGCGGTAGAACGCCGCGCTTGGATGCCATAGGACACGCCCATCGATAGCCCGATAGATGTCACTTTCCCCCACATCCGTTTGCCCCCCGTACAGATGGACAGCCCCACAAATGAGGTGTTCAGGCGAAAACGTCATAGCGTCTATCGTGTCATAGCCGAAGTCGTCCTTATTGCTGCCCGTGATCGCCGTGTTAGTGACGATCTCCAGCGCCTCTGTCTCTGTATTTATGACCACCACAGCCATTTGGTGCTGCCCAGAGGAAGGGGCGGTCAATAGGACGGTATCGCCACCGAAAAAGCGCCAATCCCCGTTTGAAGGGCGAATGTAGGGCGCAGCATTCACATACACGCTCATCCCTGTATTGGGGGCGATAAAGAGCGGCATGAGGCGATTTTGCTGGACAAAGGATGCATCGGCTATCTTCTGTTCGATGAGCGTGACCCCTCCCGTGTACTGTGTCGCCTCAAAACCAGTAGAGCCGATGACCGTTAGAATTGTGCTGGCTGGCGGAAAAGCAAGCGTGACAGGTTTCCCCTCGAACGCCGGATTGTTCTCATACGGTACGCCGCAACCGTCGCCCAGTACCGCCGTAAAGATGCGCCGCCCCTCCGTAGTATCACGGTAGCACCACACAGAACGCGGGTAAGCCGCCTCAGTCGCAATGATCGCCCCCAGACCGTCGCCTTTCCCTAGATAGGCGGACTGCTGATCGGAAAAGCCGTAGTGCTGCCCAATTCGGCGTCCGGCATTGGCAAGTAGTGAGCGCACTCGTTGGGATAGCATTAGCCGAAAAACTCCGCGTAGAGTTGAGCATTAGCGCTAGGGGCGGCTTTATTCGTAAGCGTCGCCCCGCCGTCCGGTGAGTAGTATAGCCCGCTCGTGCCGCGTGCGATAACCAACTGCCTCTGGGTCATGTTCGGCTCAGCCGAAAAGCGCCGGACACGGACGGAGGATGCGTTGGCAATTGCGCCCCTGTCTGTCCATGTCGCCCCGCCGTTTGCGCTGCTGAACAGATGAGGCGTTCCACTAACGTCCATCAAGGCGAACAACTGTGTCCCCTTCCAAGAGGCTAGTCCGTTGATGCCCACCACCGCACCAGCCCCACTAGGTGTGATCCCCGTGCGCACGCCCCCAACCACCCTGTGCAAGTACTGGCTGGACAGGGCTGCCGCCGTCCCGAAGATGTAATCGGGTTCGGTTGTGTAGTTTGTCAACCCAGTAGAATTCCAACGATACCACATGACTAACAACCCATTAGGGTCTGTCCCCGTGACCGTCCCGCCTGTTTCGGCGCTGTATGTCCCACCGATCTCCTGCGCACGGTAGACTTGTTCTTCTGCCCCTGCTAGAAAAGCATTTCCAGTGTATCCCGCATCGAACGCTTGCGCTGTTCCCGCCCCCACCATGCGCGTCACATCTACCGTATTACCGTAGTCCGAGACAGTGACCACGCTCGCACCGTCTACCGCATTGACGACGACTCCCGTGAGGTATCCGCTGAAATGTTCGCCACCACCGAAGTAGGGGTCGGCAACTAGCTTAAAGGCGCTCACTACCTGATTGACGGATATAGTGATGCTCGTCCCCGTAGATGCGCTTGATCCTATAGTCGTCAAATCAGTCGCCTGAATGAGGATAAGGGGGTTTGTCCCCGTCCATGAGGTAGAAAAATTGACTGTGACTGAGGAGACAAACCGTGCGCTGAAGGAAGGTGAGTCTAAATAGATGCTGTCGGGGTCTGGGGGATAGGTGTCCTCCCATCCGGTAGCGGCGACGTAATTGGCGGGCAGCCCACTACTTGCCGCCCACCCCTGCTCATCGATGGTGAAGTCGTAGGTGAGTGTGCCGCTGCCAGTCGTTGTGTAGATGGATGCCGATTGAGGGGTATCCCGATAGGATACGATTTTCAGCCCTGCCCCATCGAAAACCGCACCTTCTTGCCAACTAACCGCCTCAGCCCACATGTCTGCGGTATAAAACACCTTACTTTGCGTCCCATTAGTCGCCGCGAGATACCACCCTCGATGCCGTACCGACTGCAAATTCGGCACGCCGGAGGCTATCGTATAGCCGCTACCCAGAGTGGGGGTGACATTCTCCCATGTAGGCGTAGGGTCTAGAAAGGAGGTGGTGCGGTAGACAGCTGCATCCTCTAGGGTTACGACACAGCGCCCATCTGTGTACGACACAGGCTCCCCCGGCACCTCAATAACAGGTGGCTCAGGCGGAATTACAGGCGGGGGTGGTGGCGGGGGG